CGCTTTTTTCGCCTCTAATAAGTAAGTATAAAGAATAAGTAATAACTACATGGGGAGACTATGGTTTTGTCACCGGAGTTCGGCAAGGCTGGCCCGCGTCCTGCCATCGTCCTTGCCTGTGCGATGATAGCGACCGCAGTCGGGGATATGCGCGAGCTTCGTCCGTCACCGGACGGTAGGGGCGAGAACGTGCGAAACCGTATCGGTGCCACGGTCTGGCTGGCGAGCAGCGCAGCCACGCCCTGGTTCGACCTCTCGAACGTAGACCAGCAATACGCGCTCGACGGCATGGATTGGACGGGACACGCCCAGCGGGTAATTGACGAACACGCCGGCTATCTGTCTCGCGAGCAGTTGGAGCTGTTGAGGGACGGCATATACCATTTGCGTTGGTAGCACGAAGGCCACGATCAAGCTATGGTCTACGCAGATGGTGTGTGGTCCAGGCAGGCGGTCGAGAAGAAGTTCCCTTCGCTGAAGAGGTGATGAATGCCCTGGATGGAGAATGAGTGATACAAGGGGCGATGAAATCACCCTGTCGGCGTCAGAGATGGCGTTCGCCGCTTTCTCTGGGGTAGCGCGGGAGGCTGCGAACCGAGCGGATGGCAGGGGACGGGCGGGTGGCTTCAGCAAAAGCGGGTGGGACACACACATTGAGGGAGCTTGTGGCGAGTGCGCGGCGGGGAAGTGTCTTGGCGTGTACTGGCCTCCGGGGATGGGGATAATGAAAGGGCCAGACCTACTCCACTGCATTGAGGTTCGAACGACACCTGGTCACAACTACCGGCTCCCGGTCAAACGGACTGACCCAGAAGATCGGTGGTTTGTCCTGGTCACAGGTACCGCGCCGGTATTTTTTGTTCGGGGATGGATTGGGCCAGACGAAGCGAGGCGGGATGAGTGGTGGGATGACACGATTGAGTATCCAAATTGGATGGTGCCTCAGTCCGCGCTTCACCCGATAGGCACACTACTAGATGCGATACACCATCGCGCCCTAACTGGCATCGATACGCAACGACGAGAGGTGATGAATGCCTTATAGGGTGAAGGGCAAGACGGTCGAGGTGAGCAGACCCAAGGGCTGGGTCGCGCTCAAGGTGCATAGCACCCCAGGCCACGCGAAGAAACACCTCGCCGCGCTCAATACCAACGTCAGGCATACGACCCCACGGAAGCGGAAGTAGGATGCCACACTATCCTCCCCCATATAGTCGAACTCACGGCCACGATGGACTGCTGGATCAGAATCAGCCCGAGCCCGATCCATCGCTGGGTCGCACTCGGTTGCCGCCATCGTTACTCGAGGCTGCGGAGGAGTGGCGTCGAGCCCAGGCCCTCCTACCGATTGCGGATCCTGTCGCTCAAGAGCAGTACGCAGCGCAGCAAGCCGCGATGGCCGGCGATCCGGGTCACGCATCGATAGGGGCCACAGCCTCGCGGGCGTCTCGTATCGGGCAATACCTCCAGCACAAACTCCCGCGCCAGGCCCGCGAGGCCGTACAGGGCGCGCTCTACGGCACCGGCGCTGGCGCTCTCCGGGTCGGGCAAGCCCTGTGGCCTGGCGAGCAGCCGCGCATGGCCGCGATGGAGCAGTACGGCCTGGGCCAGATCCCCGAGGAGGGGATCGGGAGGGCCACGGGCCTGCTCGGCACGATCGCGCCCGAGTTCACGGGGTTCGGTGATGCCGCCGACTTGGGCCGTGCCTACGGTCATCTGACGAATCGCGAGGACGGTCGATGGGATCCGGAGTGGGGTGGTGCCGCACTATCCTCGCTCGCGGCTGTCCCGTTTGTGGGCACACCAGCCGCTAAGGTCATCAAGGCCAGAAGGGGCGTAAGAGCGGCGACCGAAGCTGCCGGCGTTGCACAGGAAGCCGCCCGGGTCGCACAGGAAGAGAGAAGGATCGCCACGGTAGCTGACCGATATTCCCCCGAGGCCCCAACGCTCTACCCCGAGAACCCGACGATTGGCCCCGAGATCGTTAGGGATCCCGAACTCCAAGGGCTCTTAGCGGCGACCGAAACCGCCGGCATTGCACAGGAAGCCGAGAGGGCCGCGAGGGGTGCTGAACCTCCGATCAGTCAGGCACAGGAAGCCCAGGATGCCATAATCGATAGGGTAATCGAATCACCCAATATCCAGAGATTGATACAGACCCCGGCGGCGGAAGCTGCCGAGGGCCAGCGCAATCTGCGCGGAATCATGGATTACGAAGCGCCCAAGATCCAAGGGACGATGGAGGATGTATCGGTATTCGAGCCTCCGCCAGGATACAGGGGGGCACCGCATCCGTTTACGGAAAGCCTTCTAAGTTCAAGGACGGTTCCCCGGGTGCTAGATGCCGATTTTGAGCGTGGGCTCGAAATTATGGGGCCGAGAGCTGCATTGAATTGGTACGAGCTCGGGCCGGCTAGGCAGTTCATGGACGAACTCGGCGGCCCCTACAGTTTTGATGACCTCAACTTGATTGGCGGTGCTGCATCAGTCCAAACGCCCGTCCACCAAGAGATCGCGAACACGGCCATCATAATGTTCGCGAGGAAAAGGGGTATCTCGATTGACGAAGCTATCGATGAGTATTTCAAGGTAACGAGAAGGCCGCGAGGCGTGACGCCGGAAGGGCTCCTGGCAAGGCCGTGGGGGTTGAGCGATGACACCTACGCAAGAGCGGGGCGCTATCTAGAGGAAGGTGTGGCCGCGCCAGTTAACTACAGGGGTCCAGATTGGAAGGTGCCCTCCTATGTGGGCGCACGGCAGGGTGCCGGCACTAGCCCATTCGCAAATCCCGCGTTGGATACGCATGAGCGGAGAAGGATCTGGCAAGCGATCCAGGAGAACCCGCGATTGAGGAGATTGGCCGAAGAAGGGTTGACGCCCGCCATGCGTGCGGATGAGGTCATGCCTATACGCAATGCGGCAGACTATAGCCGGATCTCTGATCTGTATCGCGGGGGTCAGGATAGGTATGGTCTAATTACACCCGCCCAGTACCAAGCTCCGAGGTGGGTTGGGGGTGGCAAAGCCACGGGACTCGCAACCTCTCCTACGGAAACATTTGTCGAGATTCTAGCAGATGTGACGGCGGCAACCGCGACCGATCGCGGACTCGGCACATCTGCGCGTGAATTGCGCGAGTTGTTGGGTCGAGCGTTGAGTGGTGACGATTTCCTTATCCACTACCCATCTGCGCGTGAATTGCGCGAGTCGGTGCCGCGTGTACCACGATGAACACGCCAAGCGTCCCAAATCATTTGGCGCAGTAGATCAGTGTTGCGCCACTCGTCTTCGATGCGGTCAGGCTCAACAAGACCCTCGCCGCGCCCTTCATCGAACGCCAAACTGTAGTGATCCAGGGCGCGATAAATGACTCCCAGATCATCGTCCTTGACCTTCATATTTGCCTCCTAGATGGCACAGAATCCTGGTCAAATCTAACGGATTGTGTCTTATGACACGAATGGGGGGGCGGTAGTGAGCCCCGATTTCTACGAGCTGCCGCTGCGCGAGATGCGGGAGCAGCCGACGTATTTCGTGGAGGCCATGCTGCGTGCCAAGCCCGATGCCTGGCAGTCGGAGGTTCTCGAGGCCGTCGCCCGGGGTGATCGCGGTGTCAGCATCCGGTCAGGCCACGGTGTCGGCAAAACGAGCTGCCTGTCATGGCTCGCGCTCTGGTGGATCGGAACGCACTACCACGCGAAGGTGATCTTGACCGCGCCCACCTCGGCCCAGCTACAGGACGCGCTGTTGCCCGAAACGAAAGCGTGGCTGAAGCAGAGTGCGCCCGACTTCCGTGATATGTTCGTAGTAAAAGCTGACCGCATAGAACTCGCCCGCGATCCCGAACGCAACTTCATATCCGCGAAAACGAGCAGGGCCGAACAGCCCGACGCACTACAGGGCGTACACGCCGATAACGTGCTGCTGATCTGCGACGAGGCGAGTGGCGTACCGGAACAGGTCTACGAGTCGGCTGGTGGCTCGATGTCCGCGCTTAACGCTGCTATGGTGCTCGCCGGCAACCCCGTCCGCTCGACCGGCTACTTCTATGACACGTTCCATAAGCTGGCCGACACCTGGACTACGTTCCATGTAAGCTGCGTGGACTCTGGCAGAGTGTCAGAGGAGTACGTCGAGGAATGTCGGCTGCGTTACGGTGAAGAGAGCAACGTCTACCGCGTGCGCGTGCTTGGCGAGTTTCCCAGGGGCGACGATGACACCGTGATCCCGCAGGAACTCGTCACCGAGGCGATCAGTCGCGATGTCGAGCCGACGATGTTCGGCTCTACAATCTGGGGCGTCGATGTCGCACGGTTCGGTGCCGATGCGTCCGCGCTATGTAAGCGCAAAGGCAATGCGGTCACTGAGCCTATCCGCTTGTGGCGCAACTTGGACACTATGCAGTTGACCGGGGCCATTAAGGCTGAATACGATTCTACAAAGGAAAAACCAACCGAGATTTTCGTGGACTCGATCGGGCTCGGGGCCGGTGTGGTCGATCGGCTGCGTGAGCTCGAGCTGCCGGCCTACGGCATCAACGTCGCTGAGAGCCCAGCGATGGGGAACCACTACCTGAATCTTCGCGCAGAACTCTGGTACAAGGCCAAGCACTGGCTCGAAGGCCGAGATGTCAGGCTCCCGAGAGACGCGACACTGAAAACCGAACTCGCGACCGTGCGCTACGCCTATACATCGAGCGGCAGGGTGAAGATCGAATCGAAAGGCGATCTCAAGAAGCGCGGGGTCTCGTCACCCGACAGTGCGGACGCCTTCGTTCTGACGTTCGCGTCAGAGGCCGGGACCGCGATGGGCGGACGATCGGGTAGACGTTTGGGCGCGATCAAGCGTAATTTGGCTGGAGTGGTCTAAGGGGCCGTGCCCGGTGGAATGGTGTTCCACGGGCCGGCTTAAACAACCAGAGAGCAAATTTTCTCCCTGCCCAGGAGCAAGTTGGTGCCCTTAGCCCTCCTCTGATCCGCGTCAAGGCTGTTCAGAGTCCCGTTCAAAGCTGTCCCGTCGGCCTACCGGAAAACCACGGCATTGCTCGTAGTTCGCGCTGCGGATGTGTGTCCCAGGGTCCGTTCCGAGTACCTCGATTAAGCCCCATGTCCGCCTGTCATTTTTGACGAGCCCGCTAGCGTGCTGTACCTTGTGAGCGGGTAGGGGACCGGAGCTAGTCGTTGGCGTACATAGACGAGGCCGAAACCGAGGCCGGCGTGGGGATGAGCGAAGAGGAGCTGCAATCAGCAGTTCGCTCCTATATCTCTGACGCGATCCAGTACATCGATGACGATATCAGCCCTATCAGAGCTGAATCGACCCGGTACTATCGTGGCGACCCGTTCGGCAACGAAATCGATGGTCGCTCCCAGGTGGTCAGCCGGGATGTACGCGATTCCGTGCAGGCTGTGCTGCCCAGCATGATGCGCGTCTTCTTCGGCTCAGAGAAAGCCGTCGAGTTCGTGCCCCGCACCGCTGACGATGTCGCGATGGCCGAGCAGGCGACCGACTACGTCAATTTCATATTGAACGTCGATAACAACGGCCTGGAGATGTTCTACAGCGTCTTCAAGGACGCCCTGGTCAATCGCGGCGGCTTCGTCCGATGGTGGTGGGACGATTCAATGGAAGTGCAGACCCACACCTTCGAGGGGCTCGACGAGGGTGCGCTCGGTCTGATCCTGCAAGAAGAGGGCGTCGAGGCCGTAAGCGTTGAGGCGCGACCAGCGCCCGGTGTACCGCCCGAGCAAAGCGCCCAGATGCAGGCCCAGGGCCAGCCGCCGCCACAGGTCTATGACGTTGAGATACGGCGCTCCAGGAAACGTAATAAGATCAAAATCGAGACGATGCCGCCCGAAGAGTTCTTTGTGGACGCTGCGGCCACCTCGCTCGACGATGCTATGGTTGTCGGCCACCGCACGATGG